AGATTTGGCCGGGTATGAACGCGGGCGAGTTGCTCGGCTTTGAGTACCGCAGCAAGGGCTGGGCATACAGTTCAACAGGTTTGGTGCAAAACAGTTTTACCGCTGACAACGACACCTGCGTTTACCCAGATCGCGTAATGGTGTTGATGACCAAGCTCAAGTACTTTGAGGCCAAGGGCTTTGACACCACGGCGCTGTACCGCGATTTCCTGATGGAACTGGAAGCAGCGGTGGCGCAGGACACGGCAGCCGCCAATCTCTCGTTTGCACCACGACCGGGAACCGTACTCATTGGATACGACAATATCCCCGACTCGGGCTACGGCACGGGTAACAACTAAATGGCCTCGCCCGTTCGCCGCCGCCTTATCCAGCGCACACAAGCCAATGTGGCGTCCCTCCCCGCCCCTGTGGGTGGCTGGAACGCTCGCGATGCGCTTGCCAACATGGCCCCCACGGATGCCGTCACGCTAGACAACCTGTTCCCCGGCGTCAGCAGCGTGACGTTGCGCGGTGGCTACGACAAACACGCCACGGGCATGACCGGCCAGATTGAGACGCTGATGACGTACAGCGCAGGCACGACAGACAAACTGTTTGCCATTGTAGGCGGGAGCATCTTTGACGTTACATCAGCAGGCCCGGTGGGTGCCGCAGTCGTAACGGGGCTGTCTAACAGCCGCTGGGAATACACCAACATCACAACCGCAGGCGGCAGTTATTTGTACGCCGCAAACGGTGTGGATAAGCCACGGCTTTACAACGGGTCATCGTGGACGGCCATTGACGGCGTATCAACGCCTGCCATTACAGGCGTCACTACCACTACGCTTACCTCGCCCACCCTGTTTAAAAACAGGATGTGGTTTATCCAAAAGGACACGTTAAAAGCATGGTATTTGCCGACAGCATCTGTTGGCGGTGCTGCCAACGCGCTTGACCTGTCATCGGTCGCGCACTTGGGCGGCAGCATTGTATCTATGGCGTCGTGGACGATTGACGCGGGCTACGGCGTTGACGACAACCTTGTTTTTGTCACCGATCAGGGCGAGGTCATCGTTTATCGCGGAACCGACCCCTCTAGCGCCTCCACATGGGCGCTGATCGGCGTTTGGATCATCGGCGCGCCAATTTCCAAGCGTTGCTTGCTGAAATACGGCGGTGATTTGCTAGTTTTGACGCTTGACGGCCTAATTCCAATGGCATCGGCGCTGCAATCGTCACGCCTTGACCCCAACGTGGCGCTATCGGACAAGATTCAAGGTGCGTTTGCACTAGCCGCCAAAACGTACAAGAACAACTTTGGCTGGGGGATGCTGTATCACCCGCTAAACAACGCTCTCATCGTCAACATTCCTATTGCGTCAAACTCGCAAGTGCAGTTTGTGATGAACAACATCACGAAAGCGTGGTGTCGGTTCACAGGCTGGTACGCAAACTGCTGGTCATCGCTTAACGATGAGCCGTATTACGGCGCTGATGGTTACGTTGCAAAGGCTTGGACGACCGGAACCGGATCGGCGGGCTACAACGACAACGGTCAAGCCATTAACAGCAAGGCGTTACAGGCGTTCAACTACTTTGACACCCGTGGCGTCATCAAATACTTCACCCGTGGCCGCACAACCACCTACTCCAACGGTCAGCCGACCATTGGCGTGGGTATTGCGGTGGATTTCCAGACCGATGACTTCCTTGGTGCGTTGTCGTTTGTCGGCACCAACTATGGTTTGTGGGACGTTGGTCTATGGGATCAGGCCATTTGGGGCAGCAACACGATTGCGAGCAACACGGTCGTAGGTTTGAGCGGTATCGGTTATTGCGGCGGCATCATTTTCAACAGCAGCAGCAAGAACGTATCGCTTGAGTGGGCATCAACCGATGTGGTGTATCAACTCGGATGGGCTGGAATATAGTTAGCGGCCCCCATGTGGGCCATTGGGTGATGTCACGCACAGACGGGGCGTATAACCCCGACCGCTCTGTTGCCATTGGGTTAGAGCGAGACGGCGAGCTTGTCGCCGGTACGGTTTATGAGATGTGGAACGGCAGATCGGTCGTTTGCCACATCACTTGGGATCAAGTCACACCGGCATACCTTGCCGCTGTGTACGACTATCCCTACAACGTCGCAAATGTTGATAAGATAATAGGGCCGATTTCCAGCAACCATACCCGGGCGCTGAAACTGGTCACGAAAATGGGGTTTTCGGAGGAAGCGCGTATTAAAGACGGCGCACCTGACGGAGACATTGTTTTTATGACGCAGACACCAGACAGGTGTCGTTTCTTGGAGCCGAGGTATGGGCAAAAGATCACCAGCACCGCCACCAGCGCCTGATTACACCACCCTAGCCATCAAGCAGGGTGAGGCGAACATGGCCGCTGCCAAGCAGTCGGCTTATATGTCCAATCCCAACATCTACGGCCCTACCGGGTCGCAGGTCGTTACTTGGCAGAAAACCCCGACCGTAGACACCGACGCCTACAACAAGGCGTTGCAGGCTTATCAAGATCGCATCGCGCAGTACGGCCCCGAATACGCTGGCGAAACGCCAGATCAAAGCCAATTTACGACGTTTATTGAACAACCAACGATTACGCAAAGCATTGACCCCAATGCGCTTGCGGCGTTGCGCTCTCAAGAACGGGCGCAATTAGAGTTATCAAGAGCGGCTGAAGGCGCTGCGGGCGGGTTAAAAAACCTTGGCATCGCGTCGGCATTTAGCCCGCAAAACCTGCCAAGCCTTGGCTACGACATCGGCTTATCGGGTGCAATTCAAGGCGCACCGCAAGGCGCTTACGCTCCAACCGCAACTTACGGTCAAGGAGAATTGCCCGGACAGGTCACCGCAGGCCAGCAGGCAACGGTCAACCTTCCGGTGCAAGGCGCAAGCACCGCGCAGAACCAGTTTTTTGGCTTGGCGCAGGGTGGCCCTGCTGCACCGACTAACCTCGGCATGTTTGATGCCGGTCAATTTACATCGCAAGCCGCTCCAAGTGGGCAAGCGTTTGGAACCGCACAAGGCGGCCCGTCAGGTGGCTTGTACGGCATGGCAGGCGCTGGCCCGCAGGGATTGAACCTGCAAGGGCTTGACCTGTCAGGCATCGGCGGTGTTGCCGGTGGCCCCGCACAAGGCCAATTCGGCTACGCACAACAGTTTGTGGGCGGCCCGCAGTTACAGAGCCAGATTGATATTGCCAACTTGCCGCAGGGGCCAGTAAACGCTGGCATGACGGCGCAGACGGCATTGTTGTCGCGCCTGTCACCGCAATTGCAGGGCGAGCGTCAGCAACTCCAAACGCAACTGATTAACCAAGGTCTGCGACCGGGTGGCGAGGCGTACAACTCGGCCATGTCGGCGCAAATGCAGAAGGAAAACGACCTTCTGTTGCAGGCCGCAGCGCAGGGCATCAGCCTTGATCAAGCCGCTCGTCAGCAGGCATTTGGTGAGCAGCAATCCCGCGCTATGTTCGCCAATCAAGCCGCATTGTCAGGCTTTGGCGCAGGCATGGAGCAGGCGCAGCTTTACAACACGGGCTTGGGGCAGAACCTTCAGCAGTCGTTGGCAACGCAGGCCGCGCAAAACCAAGCGCAGCAGCAAGCCTTCCAGCAGCGTTTGCAGGCAGGTGAGTTTGGCCGCGAGGCGCAATTAGCGTCGTTCGGCACGCAGCAGCAGGCGCAAGAAGCCGCTAACCAAGCTATCGCGCAGAACTTTGCACAGGGCCAAGCCGCACAGCAGATGCAAAATCAGGCCATCGGCCAGAATTTTGAGCAAGCGTTGGCGGCACAACAGGCGCAAAACGCAGCCCTCGGTCAGAACTATCAGCAAGCCCTTGGTGCGGCTGGGTTCAACCGTGAAGGGCTGTTACAGCAGTTTGGTATGGGTCAGTCAGCGCAAGAACTTGCTAATCAGGCGTTGGCGCAAAACTACCAGACGACGTTTGACCAAGCACGACTGCAAAACGAAGCGTTGCAGCAGATTTTTCAGCAAGGCGCTACGCAGCAGCAGATGTACAACCAAGCCGCTGCACAGAACTTCCAACAACAGGTCGCCGCACAGCAAGCCAACCTTGCTCGTCAGGCGCAGCAGGTTGGTCAGGCGCAGGGAGCCGCAGGGTTCTACAACGAGGCGCAGGCACAGGCTTACCAACAAGAGTTGGCGCGGCAGGCTGCAAGCAACGCCGCTCAACAGCAGCAGTTCCAGCAGAACATCGCCCAACAGCAGTTCCGCAACACCGCGATTCAGCAGGCACTTGCCCAACAGGCTGCCATTCGCAGCATCCCGGTCAACGAGATCAGCGCGTTGTTGTCAGGCGGTCAGGTTAACGTGCCGCAGTTCCAAGGCTACAGCGGCGTCACCGTGGCTCCTGCTCCGTTGTTCCAAGCGGGTCAAGCAGCGGGCGATTTCGCACAACGCAACTATCAAAACCAAGTCGGCTCGTATAACGCAGGCATGGGGTTACTTGGCAGCCTTGCGGGAGCCGCTGGAACGGCTCTTGGTGGCCCATTAGGCGGCGCAATCGGTAAAGGATTATTCGGAGGCTAATGCATGAACGGATTTACCCCTGACCGAAAGCCGCAGCAAATGGCGCGTATGCTGGCAATGCAGGAGCGGAATCTGTCGCTCAACAGCCCCGGCAACAATATGCGGAACGTCCCGCAGCCTAACCTGATGTACTCGGGCGCTACGCCTAACACCAACCCCGGTGTGCCGCCGCAGGCCATGAACTTTAACGGCCCACCGCAGGCCATGCAGGGCGGTCGTCCGATGGGTTACGGGCCGCCCGTTCGCAGCATGGGCCAGCCGCAGATGGGGCCGCCTCGCTCACCGCAAGTGGGCGGCATGATGCAGCGCCCGCGTATGCCCGCTCCCGCAGGTATGACAACGCCGCAAGGAGGCTCATACAGAGGGGACTTTGAAAATGGCTAAAACAGTACGATATGTCCCGACCTTTCGCGCACCAAGCGAGTACGAGCGTCAAGTAGAAGAAGCCCGTCGCCGTGCTGCCTTGGCTGAAGCTCTTGCACAACAGCAGTATGAGCCGATGGAAGGCAACGCAGCGCCGATCCCCAAGGCTGCGCCGCTCGTAAAGGCATTGCAGGGTTATTTAACTGCCCGCGAAGGCCGCAAAGCGCGAGAAGCAGCCGAGGAAGCCACGGGCATGGAGGCTGATTACGCACAACGTATGCTTGGGCGTATGCAGGGCGGGTATACCTACCAGCCTGATGCTGAACTAGAAACGCAGATGGCGAAGCGCCCCGAGGAAACGCTGGATCAATACACCCAGCGTATGCAAGCCACGCCGTTTGTGGGTCGCGCCGCTCCTATCCCCGAGCAGGCCGAGTTGGGCGAAGTTACGCGCCAATCGCAGTATCGCCGCGCACCGGAAGAAGTGTTGGGTATGGCGTCTACTAGCCTCGGCACGGCTGCGTTGAAAGATCGTCCCGTTATGGCGCAGCGCCTCGCGCAAATGTTGGAAACGCCGAAAGAGGCAGAGTACGGCACTACGCCGCAGTTTGATTCAGAAGGCCGCGCATTTGTAGTCAACAAAGCGGGCAATGTTCGTTATTTGGATGGCGTTAAAGCGCCGCCCAAAACGACAACGCTGCAAGATGATTTTAAGTTTGCTCAAAGCCAAGGCTACAGAGGCACGTTTGAAGATTTCCGAAATTCTGGCATTGCTCGCACAACAGTAGATGTCAAATACGGCGCTCCTGTATCAGGCGTGGATGCAAGCGGCAATCCCGTGTTCTTCCAGCCTAATCCCACGGGCGGTGCGCCTGTGATTATTCCGGGAATTAAACCAAAACCGGAAGCACCGGGAGCCGAAGAAAGTAAATCAGCGTTGTTTGCTGACCGTATGTCTGAATCTGCGCCGTTGTTGGATATTTTGCCAGCACCATCAATTACAGCATCTGCAAAAGGCAAAACCCCGTTGGTGGGCAACGTATTGTTGTCGCCAGAAAACAAACAGTTTAATCAAGCCGCTCTTAACTTTATTTCAGCGGTGTTACGCAAAGAGTCGGGCGCAAACATTCCTGACACGGAAATTGAAAGCCAAGCAAAAATTTACATTCCGATGGCGGGAGACGATCCAGTTACCCGCGAGCAGAAGCGACGAGCTAGAGAGTCTGCCATTCGCGGCTTGGCATTGAGCGCAGGCCCAAGTTACAAGCCAGTTCCTATCAATCCACCAGAAGGCGTTACGCCGCAAGAGTGGGCGGTAATGACGCTTGATGAACGTCGGAAGTTTGCCCGATGAATGAAGAACAGCGAAAAGCATTAGAAGCCGCCCGCGCACGATTGGCCTCAATTGGAGGCCCGCAACGCTCGGAAGCGTTCCAACAAGGCACTCAACTATCGCCCGTTGCTCAAGGCGCATTGACCGCCGCGCAAGGCGCTACGTTTAACTTTGCCGACGAATTGGCGGGACTTGTTAATCCGCGATACCGCGATGTGGTGCGTGGCGCTACGCAAGAATTTGCACAACGCAATCCAATGGGCGCTGCTGGCCTTGAATTAGCAGGCGGTCTTGCAACGGCTCCGTTTACCGGCCCGCTTTCATTGGGTCGCGGCATAACCACTACGGGCAAAATTTTACGCACCGGAGGCGACATTGCCGCACAAAGCGCATTGTCAGGTGCAGGCGCAGCCGATGCAGGCGACCGTTTAGAAGGCGCAATAGAAGGCGCGGCGATTGGCACGGTTTTAGGCGGTGGCGCAAACGTCGCTGGCCGAGCAATTCGTAGCGGCATCATTACGCCCGCTATGTCTCGTTTGCCAGAAGGCGGCTTTGGAATCATGCGCGGCGCTGAAGTTCAAACGCCCGAAACTTTTGCGGGTTATAACGTGCGTCCTGATTACGCCCGCGAGCGCCTCGCAGAACTGCTTGAGCGTGACGCACAGGCCCGAATCATGACGGGCGTGGAACCGGGGCAAGAGGCTATGATGGGCGCGAGGCGATTGCGTAAACTCGGCCCAGAAGCGCCCATTGCATCTACTGGCAGCAACACGCTTGCCGAGATAGATATGCTTGCCAATCTGTCGGGGTCAGCGGGTCGTAAATTGGAAATGCAACAACGTCGCGTAGCGGAAAAACGCGGCGGCGCTATTACTAAAACTGCGGAACTTGCTACGGGCGTTATGCAATCCGCAGATGACGAGTTAGTTAATCTTGCTAAACGGCAAGCAGATGCTGCTGGGCCGCTATACGACAAATTACGAACAGTTACATTTCCGATTGATGAGGAATTGCAAAGCATCCTTGGGCGTGCGCGACTTGACCTTGGCGCAGCACAGCGCACGGCTACCCGACGCGGTGAACCACAAGTTGCGTTGCGTCAGTTAAAGCAAGGCGATCAGTTGCCGTTTGCCGCTGCTGATCAGTTAAAGCGCACTTTGTGGGATAAAGCAAAAGCAGCAAAGCGTGCTGATAAAAATAATGAAGCTGCTGACCTTGACCGTTTGCGATTGGATTTGGTCAAGAAACTAGACTCGTTGTCACCTGATTACGCCAAAGCCCGCGAAACATTTGCAGGGTTTGGAGAGTTAGAAACAGCGGTTGAGTTAGGACAAGATTCTTTGTTAGAAACGGCAGAGTCGTTGTCTAAATTAACCAAGGAAATGACGCCATCCGAGTTGGAAGCGTTCCGCGTTGGCGCGGTGGATTCGCTGCGTCAGGTCGCGGGTTCGCAGGCAGGGCAAACGCGCTTGCTGAATATGTACAAGGAGCCAGAGCTTAAAGGCAAGCTCCGAGCCATATTCGGCAACGATTTCCGTGAATTCCAGCGCATGATTTTGTCGCAGGAAGAACTAAAGAAATTGGAGCGTGTGGGCGGCGGTTCCCAGACGTTTAAGCGTTTGGCGCAAGCACAAGATCAAAAAGACACATTTGATTTAGTGCAAGCATCGCAAGCGGCAACTAATCCTGTTGGTTTTGTTCAAGGATTGCAGCAAAAAGCCACGCAATACGGGATGCCAGAACAGCAACGCAATAAACTAGCGCGGCTGCTGATGTTGCGCGATCAACCCGCACAAGATGAGTTGCGAAATATGCAGGAATATATGCGCCGCCGTGCGATGGGGCAGGCGCTGGGTCGGCAAACGTCAGGCCGTATCGGCGCGTTTGGCGCAGGTCAGGAATAGGAGATAAGCAATGAGCTTTAACGGCAGCGGCGTATTTGTCATCAATTCGGCGGGCCAGCCGGTCGTTGCCAACACGGTTATCTCGTCAACCGTTTTCAACGCTCTGACGGCTGACCTTGCTACCGGCTTGACCAACTGCATCACCAAGGACGGTCAATCCACGCCCACGGCTAACATCCCGATGGGCAGCAACAAGATCACGGGCCTTGCGGTGGGTACGCTGGCGTCCGACGCCGCTAACCTCTCACAAGTACAGTCCACCTCGGTCAAACTCATTGCGGTCAGCGGTGCCGATACCGTTACTGGCACGCTCTCGCCTGTTCTTGCGGCGTATGAAGCAGGCCAGATGTTCTATTGGGTGGCCGCTGGCATTAATACCGGCGCTGTCACGCTTAACATCAACAGCCTTGGCGCAAAAGCCGTCACGCGAGACGGCAGCACGGCGCTAATTGCGGGCGACATCCAATCTGGCGAAATCGTGATGGTCGTCTACGACGGCACGCGGTTCCAGATGATCAACGCCGCCAACTCGTTCGGCAACACGACGATCAACGGCACCTTGACGGTTACCGGCAACACGACGTTGCAGGCTAACGTCAGCATCGGTTCTACGTTGGTGGTGGGCGGTACGTTGGCGGTGGTCGGACGATCCGACCTGCCGATTGTATCTACCGCCTCCATGAACGCAGCGGTGGCAGCGGTTACTGACCTGCGTGCTACCAGCGCCTCTATTACCTCCGCAAACGTCGGTACGGCGGTTATCTCCACAGGTACGGTGACCAACCTCACCGCTACCAGCGCCTCTGTGGCGTCGGTTAATGCGGGCGTGGCGCTGCTGACGACGGCGACAGTTACCGACCTGTCGGCTACCAGCGCATCTATCGCATCGGCCAACCTGACCAACGCCAACATCACCAACCTCACGCTTTCGGGCGTGTCGGTGGCGTCGGCTAACTTTGGCATCGCCAATGTCACGGACTTGCGTGCAGCGGGAGCCTCGGTCACCTCTGCCAATGTCGGCACAGCGGTCATTACGACCCTGACAGCCACGGGAGCCTCGGTTGCATCGGCCAACGTCGGCACCGCAGCAGTCACCCAATTGGATGCTACGGGCGCATCGGTCGCTTCCATCAATGCGGGTGTGGCGTTAATTACCACCGGCACGGTCACTAACCTCACATCCACCAGCGCCAGCATCGCCTCGGCTAACCTTGGCACGGCCAACATTACGGCGCTGACGCTGACGGGTGTATCGGTCGCCTCGGCTAATGTTGGAGTTGCCAACATCACCGACCTGCGAGCGGCAGGCGCGTCGGTTACCTCGGCCAACGTCGGCACGGCTGTCATCACCACGCTTACCGCCACAGGGGCGTCTATCGCCTCTGCCAATGCGGGTCGGTTGGATGTTACGGCAGCCTCGGCAGCGTCCATCAACGGTGCGGTGGCGCTCTTTACGACCGGCACGGTGACCAACCTCACCTCTACGTCGGCCAGCATCGCCTCTGCCAACCTCGGTAACGCACAGGTCACCGGAGCGAGCATCGCATCGGCCAATGTCGCGGCATTGACGGCAACGGGAGCCAGTATCGCGTCGGCCAACATTGGCACGGCGGTGATCAGCACGATTGCCTCGGTATCTATCGGCTCGGCCAACATTGGTACAGCGGCAGTTTCCACGCTGACCGCAACCAACGCATCCATCGCCTCGGCAAACGTGGCAGCGATGCGCTTTATCGGCGCATCCTCGGGATACGTCGGCTTTATCGCTCAAACATCAGCAGGTTCCGCGACGTATACTTGGCCTAACGCAGATGGCATCGCGGGTTATGTTTTGAGAACAGATGGCTCGGGCGTTTTGTCTTGGGTCGCACAATCTGGCGGCGGTGGGGGCGGTGGCTCCAATGCCTTCGCTTGGTTTATCTCTTGAGGTAACTAAAAATGGGCATTCTTGTACTTGACGCAACTACTAAATCCATCGTCGTCGTCATGTCGGGCGCGGCGGCCACGACCAACCCTGATTTCACGGCTGCATGGGCCGATGACACGGGATCGGCGTTTACCGAGGGCGCATCAGACGGTGCGCTAAACGGCACCAGCAGCGTCACCTTGGTGGCTGCGCCAGGGTCATCTACTCGGCGCGTCATCAAAAACATCACCATTGAAAACAGGGACACGGCAGCCGTCACGCTGACCATCTCCTACGACAACAATGGCACCCTGCGAACCATCGCCAAGGTCACGCTGAACGTAGGCGACACTTGGACGACTGACGGCACGTTTGACACCAACGGTTCGTTTAAGCAGACCCTTGGCAGCATCAACCTGTCCTCGGGCGTTACCGGCACGCTCCCGGTCGCTAACGGCGGCACAGGCGTCACGACCAGCACGGGTACAGGCAGCGTCGTGCTGTCCACCAGCCCTTCGCTTACGACCCCGGTATTGGGTACGCCTACCTCGGGCAATCTCTCTAACTGCACGGCTGACGGCACTAACCTCGTTGGCTACCGCAACGTGCCGCGCTCGGGATCGGCCAAGACCACCTCATACTCGCTTGCGACGGGTGATGTGGGCGAGGTCATTGAAGTGGGTTCTGGCGGGTCGGTGACCATTCCTGACGCTACGTTTGCGTTAGGCGATGTGGTGTCTATCTTTAACAACACCTCGGGCAACGTCACGATTACCTGCACGATCACCACGGCCTACATCGCAGGCACAGACAGCGATAAGGCGACAATGACCCTAGCAACCCGTGGGTTGGCTACGATATTGTTTCTCTCTGGCACGGTTTGTGTCGTTAACGGGAACGTCAGCTAATGTCTGGAATCCAGAATATCCTGCTCGGCACAGGTTCTGGTGCCGCCGCAGCCGTTGACCCCTTTTTCTACTCCGTCACCTCATTGCTTCACGGCGATGGGACTAACGGCGCCCAGAACAATACGTTTCTGGACTCCAGCACCAACAACTTCACCATTACGCGCAACGGGAACACCACCCAAGGCTCGTTCAGCCCGTTTAGTCAGACGGGGTGGGGAAACTTTTTTGATGGTACGGGCGACTACCTGACAGCGGGAAGTTCTATATCGTTGAGCAGCAGTTTTACGGTTGAAGGATGGGTTTACATAACAAGCACTTCTGCAACCACAATCTTGTTTGGTCTTGGCGATGATTTTACATCTACCGGATTTTCTGTATTTATTTCTACAACGGGCCAGCCAAGGGTTTTGTCAAACAACGCATATTTAGTTTCTGGATCGGCTGGACAAGTTGTTGCAAATCAATGGAATCACATCGCGTTTGTTCGCAACTCAACATCATTGACGTTATACATAAATGGCGTATCTGTTGGAACCGGAACATCAAGCGCAACATTTTCTGGAACCGCATACATTGGAGCAGAAAATTACAACACCACCGTTTATCCGACGGCGGCAGGGTATATATCTAATCTCCGAGTTGTGACTTCTGCGGTTTATACATCTGGATTCACGCCTCCAACAACGCCGCTTACCGCCATCACCAACACCTCCCTGCTGACCTGTCAAAGCAACCGTTTTGTAGACAACAGCAGCAACGCTTTTGCTATTACCCGCAACGGTGATGTCAGCGTCCAGCCCTTCTCGCCCTTCAACCCCACTACGGCCTACAGCACTAGCGCGGTCGGTGGCAGCGGTTACTTTGATGGGAGCGGGGATTACCTTAGCGTTGCGCGAAACAGCGCATTCCTGCCCGGTGCGTCTACAGACTTTACCATTGAGGCTTGGGTTTATTTGCCGTCAGTTGGCGCACAAGGCGCGCAAATCATTGGAATGGGCGAGTACGGCGATAGAGCCAACACGGATTGGGCGTTGGCCGTAGATACTGGAAGGACTGTTACTTTTTACTTAGCGTCGTCAAACGTATTAAGAACCACTACCGCCACTATTGCGCTTAA